CTGTTTATAATGTCGTACATCTTGTCATAAGCTACCAATTCTCGCCATTTGCGGTCTGCGGTAGGCTTGTCTGAATATATCTTGTACTCACCGATTTGAAAATCATCTTGCCTGTGGTCTAACTGCATTTTGGCTGTAAGTTTCTGCCCGATTAAAGGTGACATTATGTTTGCGACTTTGAGTTTGAAACTGCTTGCCTCGCAAGAGCCAATTGTAAGTTGTTCCTCTGAACATAGGCTTTCTGTCAGTTCGAGACTTTCAGAAAAGATGTCCTCATTACCAATTTTAAAGTCTCCGTCGGTTTCAATTATGAGCTGTTTGTCTATGCTATCATCTTGGAACATTTCAAAATATTCATGTTCAATCAACCTTTATCACCTCCCCTATAGCTTACTGCCGTAAGCTATTAGTGAAAATTTAATGGAATTATAGTGAATAACTCCCCCATATGTGCCATAAATACTAGGCTGTGGGTCTGCTAGGTACATATCCTGTGTCACATAGCTATCGTATTCAGGCAAATAAAAAGTGGCTGAAACTTTTCGTTCTTTAGCCACTGTATAATTTCTTCGTATATTCCCCATAAATTCCGCAAATTCTGTATTTGTTAACATCGCTGGTGTTTCAAATTCAATCTTGCAAGCCACATAGTCCAGTGCTTCTCTGTGTAATAATCCGTTTGCATCTCGATAACTGTCTAGGTCTTGTACTGCTAGATAGCAACTGTAGCTGTTAGCTTTTAAAAATCTGTCTTGTGGTACTAGGTAATCACCTATCTGCAAAAGCCACCCATTGTACGCCATATATATAATCACTCCCTTTTTTGAGCAAAATAAAAGAGAGTGAGGTTAATCACTCCCTTAAATAAGGTAGAAAAATTCTATTGTAATTTGATAATTGCCTATCGCTCATCTTCTTTAATCAGTTTTGCAAGTGCATTTCGATATTTCAAAACACTAGCATCTGTAACTGCATTATCCATGTAAATTATGTTAGCGTAAATATCATATGCCTTGTTATTATAGTCTACATCTTCCTTACAAGTAGCTAATTGCATTGAAAATTGCCTGTCAGTTAAATTCCTGTCTAAGTATTGGTCGGCTAGGAAAATTGCTGATTTAGCGTCCTCATATGCTTGCACTCCATATTTATTCTCAATTTTGTTGCTCATAATTGCAAAATACGCAATCGCTACTACTGCTATTACTGCTAGAATAATTGCTATAGTTTTAGTTTTCATATACAATCCCTCCGTTTGATATAAGTTTTCACACATTATACCACAACGAGAGGGATTTGTAAATATAATTTAGAACGTGTAGGCTTCACGTCCTGTTCGATTGAAATAATCTTTAGCATAGTTTCTAGCACTCTTGCCTATCTGTTGTTCAGATATGCCGTACTCTTTTTCTGCTATAATACGTAACAATCCGACTGCCGTATTTAGTAAGGTGGCTTCGGTTTGACCTGTACTATAAACTGCATCTGAAATACCTGTGATTTCTGCACCTCCAGCGACTGCCGATTTTCCACCGACTGTACCTAACATTTCGGGTACACCATTTTCACCAGCTCCAAACAACGTGTATGAGCTAGGCAAAAATCCACCTGCCTTATACCAATCCACGTTGAAACTAGGTACGCTTGGGGGATTGAGCGAGAAGTTTCCACTTATGCTAAAATGTGGCAAGGATATACTCGGTAAACTCCACGAGAAATTAAAGTAGGACTTCATTTTCTCAATCTGACTGTATATTGTACTTCTAGCGTTCTCCATGACAGATGATATTTTATCGAACATACTATCCATGTTTGACGTAACCTTATTCTTAATCGTGTCAAAGCTAGTTGAGAAATTGGTCTTTAAATTTGACAATTGTGTTGTGGTTGTGGTTTTTACATTCGTCATGGTTGTTGTTATGTTGGTTTTGATGTTTGTCATGTTGGTTTTGATATTGGTAAACATGGTTGTAAAATCTGTGTTCACATTGGTTTTAATCAACGTGAGTTTGTCAGTAATGGTCTTGCTTACTGCATTCCATGCGTCAGTAGTATTGGTTTTAATTGATGAGTATTTTGTCTGTATGGTGGTTGCCATAGTTGCAAACTTATTATTTACCCCATTCATTAATGACTGTATTACCGTTGTGGTTTTGCTAGTCATTTCACTTATACCTAGATTTAAGCCCTCGATTAAGTATTTACCTGTCTGCTCCATTTTTTTAGATGGGCTGTGTATTTCGGCTGTTTCATTGGCTATTTTAAGCAATTCTTCCATTGAGCGTTTCATAGTGCTTGTATTGTCAGACTTACTAATTCCCTCGTTCAAGCCGTCTACTAAATACTCACCTGTTGGTTTTGAAATGTTTTTAGTTTCTTCTTTTGTTGGGAAGAATTTCTCAATTCCTTGCTTAATTATAGGCGATGCGTTATCCATGTATGCGTTAAAGCCATTAACTTCTTCTTCTGCAATACTGCTACCTGTTTCTGTAGCATTATTTTTAACTTGGTTTACTGCTTCACCATATGCCGATTCGTAATAAGATAACTCGTCATTACAAGCCTGTAGTGCATCGTTAGCATCTAGTAATGCAGATGAAAAAGTTTCTACCTTTTCTGTTGCTTCTGAATAAGCTGGCTGAAATTCTGATACATTAGCTTCACTATTTTTCTCTAGTGCTTCTTGAATTGGCTTGTATGCTTCTGCTTGCTCGTCTAAAGCATTGTTTAAATCTTTTGATGCTTGGTCTAAGTTCTTTTGAGCTTCAATTTGGTCTTTGATTGCTTGAGTCCAACTATCACTTATGGCATTTAGGGTTAATTCCTTTTTCTTGGCTTCAATCAATTCTAAAATAGTATCTTTTTCAGTATTAATCAAGCCTGTTGTGTCATCATAATATTGTGAAAGTTCGGGGAAATATGCAACTAGGTTTTCGGCGGCTAAACGTAATTCTCCGTATTCTTCCTCACTCAAATTAGTTTTATCTGCCAACGCATAGTATTTGTCTGCCAATGTTTCAAGATATGGAATTTCAATACCTGTCACATTATTTACACTGTCAAGTCTAGCTTGCGTATTGTCCTCTATTTGCTGTTTAAAATCACTATATTGCTGTTGAATATTTGCAAGTGTGTCACCATATTGCTCTATTTGTTTGGTTTCCCACATTGTATTGCTTTGCTGTTGCCACGATTCATCTAAGGCAATCAAAGCCCCTGCAACTGCGGCTATGCCCCCTGCTATGGCTACATAAGGGTTAGCGGCTAGGAAAATAAAGAAATCGTCCATAGCCACATAAAGCGTTGTAATTGCTGTCGATATTCCGTCCATTACTGCTGTGACTGCCTTATATGTAATAAACGTAGCAAGTACTCCCTCCAATGCCCCACCAATGGCAATATATACGCTATCGGGTACTGCTGTTAGTGCATTTGCTACTGCCCCAAAAGCTGTGGCTAATAAATTCAAAGATGTTGTAACTGTAGCCGACAACAAAGGTGATATTGCTTTAGAAACAAGTTGCACTCCTGTTGCGATATTAGTCCATGCTTTATCAAAGGCTTCTTGAATATCGTCTAAGGCATATTCAATAAAGGTTGTATCAATGTTGAAAAATCCACCAGCTAATTTTATACCAGATTTTAAGGCTTCTATAAGGGTATTGCCGATTTCTTTACCAATTCCAATATAATCAATTTCAAGTAGAAATTTTTTAATCTTTTCGCCTATCTTCTTCCATTTAACAGTTTTTAAGGCTTTTTGCATAGCTGTTAGTATGCCTTTAGCCCATGTGTTTAGACTACTTGCTAATAGACTGAATTTGAAGTTGTCAAAAAATCCGTTTATTCCCTCTCCGATTGATTCACCAAAATTACTCCAATCAAAATCCGTTCCAAAAGTATTTAAAAATTCTAAAGCTGTATTGAGACTGTTTGCAATTGTTTTTCCTAAAGTACTAAATAATTGGGGACTGATTAAACCATTTAGGAAGTCTGCAAATCCTTTGCCCCAATTCCTAGCCTTTTCGTATGTAGCATCCCAATCTATGTTGTTCATAGCATTAGTGAGCTTTTGACCGATATAATCGCCTAATTTTTCTAGGCTATCAAGGTCACTCTCGTATGCCTTTAGTATACTGTCGGTCTGAACCCAATTACCAGTGTCGCCTGTTGTACCACTTGAAGATGAACTATCACCACTTCCACTAGAGCTGTCATTTGTTGTGAGTACGTTCAATTCGTCAAAGCCTTGTAACTGGTTCTTTAGCTTCTTTGCTGAACCTGTGGCATCGTCCAATGCATCTGAATAATCTTCTGCATCGTCTGCCATTCCACCCATTCCAGCACTTTCTTCATACTTCCAACCGAAGATAACACCTAGGCTGTTTGAGATTGCCTTTGCAAACTCTGTAAACTTTAGGATTGCATTGTTTAAGGCTTTCAGTAATGGCTTAAATGCCGATACAAGGTTGTTTCCTATGACATTGCCTAACTGTTGGAGGTTTTGTTGCAAAATTCTTACTTGATTACTCCAAGTTTCTGAAGTTTTTTCAAAATCGAGGAAACTCGCCTGACTATTTGCAAGTACATATTGATAACGCAACATGGTTTTTTCTGCTTGTGTCATGCTATCAATATCAGCGTCAAGTCCGTTCTTCAACGCCCATTCTTTTAATGTGGCTTGCGTTAAATCTAAGCCGTATGCCCTTAGAGGTTTTACACTGCCTGTGTAGATAGCCTCTAAATCTTCTGCTACGTCTGCTTGGTCTACATTATATAAAGAGGACATATCGGCTGTCAGCTTTGTCAATGTCAATGACATATCTGCAACGCTGTCTGATAACTCAACATATCCGTCAGTTTGTTCATTTAAAAATTGTGTTGCTTTAGATACTTGGGAAGATGATATTCCCATATTTGAACCTAAAGACTGAAAACGGCTCGCATATGTCTTTAAAGCTAACTCTGACATACCTAGTTTTTCAATTGAGTTTTCTGCAAACTCGTCAACCTTGTATGCCATATCCTTAAAGGTTACATCAACAACGTTCTGTACCTCTGTTAAGTCGGCTGATATGTTAATAGCTTTTTTAAAGACATTAAACGCTCTGAATACTAGCCAATACGTAGCATATATCTTTCCAATCGCACTTGCTAAACTCCATGCCTTTTTGGTAGCCTTGCCAGCACTTGAACCAAACGAATTTAGTCTAGTCGACAAACTATTGATTGCACTGCTTGACTTTGAACCTTGACTTGCTAGGCTTGCCAACGCATTAGTCATGTCGATTAGGTTCTGTGATACTGTAGGTGCTTTTGACAAGGTAGCCATTAGGTTGCTCAATGCCGTTGCCAACTGTGGTATGTTCGTTATAGCTTGCGTAACACCGCCATAGCCTAATCTGCTTATTGCTGTCACTAGACTTGTGAGGTTTGTTGTGTCAAACGTCATACTGCCTATAGCGTTCATCTGATTGATGAAAGCTGATAGCTGTTGGCTTATCTGTGGCAGATTTGCGACTGCTTGTGTCGCACCACTCGCACCTAATTTACTTATATTAGAAACAAGGTTAGCTAGGCTTGCACTGTCGAATGTAACCCCACCTAAGCTGTTCATCTGCTGTACGAATGATGTTAGGGATTGAGATATATTTGTAAGGTTCGCTGTGGCTTGTGTCGGCTTTTTAGTGCCCAATCTGGTTACTACTGATAATACGCTTTCAAGCCCTGCTGTATCATAATGTACTCCACCACTTACATCATTCAGTGTATTTGTTATGCTTGCTACTTCCTGTGCTGTAGTCTGCAAATTACTCATGCTTGTGCCTGTAGCATCTTTACTTGCAGAATTTATAGCACTGAATACAGTTTTTAGGCTCTGTGCATCAAAATTGATTGAGCCGACTTTATTTAAACCCTCGACAAAATCAACTAGGTTGTCTTTGATTGTGACTAGGTTATCTGTGCCTTTAGTAGATATGCCGTTTACAGTTTCGACTATCTCTTTTAAAGTGGTTGTATCAAAGCCGATATTCCCACCATTAGACGTCTGTGCCTGTTGTTCTTGTAAGGCTCGTAATGTGTCTATGTATTCATTGATACTTGGCGTGACTTCTTTCCATATATCACTATCAGGAATATTAGGTGTAGCTCCTTGCCTTGCATTTTGCAAAACTTGGTTAAGCTGTTCTACTTGGTCTGCGGCTGTAGTTGCACTTAGTCCTAAACCCTTGTATTGGTCTTGCCATTCTTGAAACTGTGTATCTAGGCTTATCCCTTGCGTGGTTGATAATTTCTGCTTTAACAATCCGTCTAGGCTTTCCCATTGTCCTGTTCGGTGTAATTCCGTCATCAACTCTGGTGATATTTTCAACTTATTTGCAGAATTTACAATTGATATAAACTCCTGCATATAGCTGTTGTATTCCCTGATAGACTGTATGCCACTTTTAGTAGCCTTGGCAACGCCCATAATGGAACTTTCCATGTTGTCCTTATAGTTCTTGCCAGCTTGTGCATTTTGAGCCATTCCCTGTGTTAATTCATCTGTGGCTTGCCTTAATTTTGCTAATGATTGAGTATCTTTTATGCCAAACGCATTAGCGATACTGTTAGCCATATTCTCACTTGATTTTCTGACGGTGCTTTCCATGCCTTGCATAGCTTTATCAAGGTTGAGATTATTGACGGCTTTGTTAAATTCAGTAACTTGTGTTGCAAGACTAGATAAGTTTATATGGCTTAGCTGTGTCGATAACGCTGATAGCTTATCACTTAATGTTTTAATTGAAGCACTCGCACTGTCAATCTTTGCCGATATTTGTATATCAAGATTATCTATCTCCATTTATCTCACCTCCCTTTTCGCAAAATAAAAAAGAGGTAGATAAGTACGTGATTACTAAGTGTCACCTCCTAAGTTGTCACCGTTCTGTCACATAGATTTACTTACCTACCTCCTAATTATGCCAATTTCTTAAATACTGCTCTTGTCTGCTTGCCGACTATTCCGTCTGCTGTCAAGCCTAGAAGTTTCTGCACTGCCTTTACTATCTCGGCTGTATCTTTGCCGTACACACCATTAATCAACGTGCTGTCAGGCTGTCCGTTTGTTGTAAGATAGCCAAATCGCCATAAGTACCATAAACACCAATTTGCGTCATTACCCAACGTGCCGACTTTACAATTCACTGTTGGCTCTGTGAATGGGTTCTTGTCGGCTGTAATGGTTGTGGTATCAACGGATATTGTGTTGTTCTCATACCATACATTTAAATCCACGTAGCCTGTTATTCCGTCAACTTTACCCTTGCTTGAATACTGCCAACCTGATATATCTATGCCCGTGGGCAGATTGTTCTTATCAGGAACACTGTCGGTTACCTTCATATCCTTTGTGCTAGGGTATCTAGCTATCCAAAATGGGATATTCTTTAACTGGCTGATGTATGGCTTAATGTATGCCGTATAGTAATAAGCATAAGTATAAATTCCAAAGCTCATGCCGTTGTTTTCGGCTATCTTCTTGTATATGTTTATGATGTTTACTAATTTACTGCCTAGTCCCCTCATGCACGTATCTTCAAGGTCTAGCCACATATAATTAATGCCTTGCTCTTTTGCGTACTTCACAAACGCATTGGCTGACGTTGTAGCCTTGGTTTCACTGTTTGCATATGAGTATGTATAACCCATATTGCAAGGTATACCAGCGTTCTTAAAGCCTGTGACGTGCTTAACAAATGAGCTGTCGGCTGTGTTACTTGAATTTATAACCTTTACAATTGCAAACTCAACACCAGCTTTCTTGACTGCATTGTAATCTGTAATTGTATTCCATTTTGCTACGTCTATTCCTTTACTCATCTTCTTTTACCTCTGGGTGGTTCTTTTTCCAATTCATAGCCATTGTTTCCATTTTCATAACAAACTCATCTCGTTTACGTTGGATTTCATCTTCCGTCATTTCAACGTTCGGTTTGTTTTTCCTTGTCAATGGCTCGTTTATATATTTAGACTTTGCCTTTTTACCTGCTAGATTATGTTCAATAGCTGTCGCAATTGCAGATAATCCATAGTTGCCTACGAAACTCCAAACAAGCTCATCTAGCCTTGTCATTTTCATTTCATAGGCTTTGGCATGGATTTTTATTCTGTGGGGGTTCATAGTCCAAAATTGCGATTCAGAAATGCCGATTGAGAGTGCATATGGTAGCCACTCTTGCTCACACATTTCTCGGAAACTGGTATATGTTACTCTGTTTCCTCTGTTTTCTTGCTCTTGCTTGTGCTGTTCCTCTCCGTTGTTGTCTTGGTGAGAGTACGAAAAAAATCAGATTTATCAATTTCCTTGCCTAGTGCATTGGCAATTGAACCCATATCTCCACCGCCTACGATATGCTCGTTAATCTCTTTTCCTGCCTGTTCCGCTGTTATGTTTGCACAAATGGCAAAATAAGAACGGATTGCCTTAGTCTGTTTATTGCCTAAGTCCTGCATGGGAACGCCCATATCCTCCAAGTCACATACTAGGTTAAAGTCAAAAGGCTTTGCCTCATATTCTTTGTTATTTACTGTAAATGTGTTCTTCATAATTTTACTTACCCCTTTCCTTTAGGAAATAATTTAATGTTTAGGGTAAGGGCAGTCCTAAGACCGCCCTACCTTGTTACCATGTTGTTACTATGCTGATATTTCAACTGCTGTATCAAATCCGATAAACTCATTAGTCGTGCAGTTGATGTCTACTGTGAGTAGTCCGTTCTGCTCAAAGCCTGTTACTGGGAGTTTTGTTGGCACTGTTGCGATAACAAAAACGTTCTTCGTCAAATTAGGTATCTTAGTCATAAAGCAAACCTTCTTACCTAAGAGTTTCTCCCATTCCTTCTCTGTATCATCTGTCAAGTTAACAGTGATTGTATATGTATCACCTACTGTAGACCTACCTGCGATATTCTTTGTTACGTAATCTTCCAAAGCACTAGCGTCTATAACCTCTGGGTCAATCGTCAACTCACCGATAGCGTTAATTCTTGTGAGCTGTGAATAAGCTGAACCAGTAGTTACTTTTGCACCATCAGTTGATTCTGCCGCATATAATGTAATACCTAATGTGCTAATTCCTGCATCTGCCATAATTGTTCTACCTCATTTCTTCATTATTTTTATGCATAAAAATAAGAGGGATAATCCCTCTTAAAACCTTTAGTTACTAATTGAAACTGATTGTGTTGTTTACACCTATCATTGCCCTATAACGTGCAACATATCGGAATACATTGTTGTCGCTGTCATAATCTGGCACTGGCTGACATACCATTGTAAAGTAATTTCCTGTCATTATGTCGGCTATGTAATCACTGATTGTCTGACAAGTATACTCATCTTTGTTTGAGCTTACGGAAATTTGAAAAGTTACCAGTGAAGCATTTATACTTGATTTGTCAAACGTCTGCCCTTGTTCAGGACTTTCTAACATAAGTATCTGAACGTGTGGAAAACTTGGTGTACTGTCTGACGTGTAATACTTTGC